CAGATACTTTATGGTATTTGGGCCAAACGAGCCGGCGTCCGGGTCGTACGCGATAGTCTCGGGTATATTTCTCAAGCGCAAAAAGGAAAATTTGCCTCTTCTGATCCACGGGGACGGGTCACAGACCCGTGACTTTGTTCACGTAGAGGATATCTGTACGGCGAACATCCATGCAATGGAGTCTGACCTGTACAACGAGACAATGAATGTGGGAACTGGGCGGCAGTTGTCAATCAAGGCCTTGGCAGACATTATTTCGAACGTTCAGGAGCATACGGAAAAGCGACCAGTTGATTTGGCAGCGACTGAGAGCGACAATTCGAAGCTTCAGAGGCTTCTGAACTGGACTCCTCAAATGAAGATAGAAGACTATGTCCAGTCAATCGTGTGAAACCATTTTATTTCGTACGGGAACGAAAACCAGTCATCCTGTATTTGAAACACAAAGGGTTCGCCAAGAATATAGTGAAGAACAAACTCAAAAAACATAATCATAGGCTGTTCAGCCTCCTTGTCTTCGTTCGCCATGATCACACTGTACCACGTTTCCCAAGTACTCTTGGGGACTGCCAATATGCGCTCTTTTGCCACGATGAATTGAGCGCATATCGGTATTATCATTCGCGCGCCATCGGGAACCGGTGGGAACCCAAACTTGTACCAGTACGACTTGAGATACATACCCGGACACCCTTGGACTGTGACACCCTCGTCATAAAACATATAGTATCGCATAAAGTTGTTCAGAGGAATGTACCCGTACTTGGCGATATTTGCTTTTTCAATCACCTCCAAAAGAGGACGGTCGTGATACTGATGCCACGCCTTTTCGTGCCCGTGAATAAAAGCCATATGGTCCGGTAAATTTTCATAGTTTTCAATGATGTACTTGAAACAGGCACTTGTGTCCTTTCCTCTGTTCGGTATGACGTGTTGCGGAACAAAGGGGGAGGGTGCGGCACCCTCCTTGTCTATGAGGACGACGGGAAACTTGGACTCCTTGAGCCAATTGAGATCTTCATTCCAGTGACTCGTGACAATAGTCAGTGTCATTTTTCAAATAAAGTATCTTTTCCTTTAAACTTTAATGAAGGTCATCATAAGCCTAACGACCATCCCTACCCGGTTTGAGCACTTGCAAAACACTATAAAAAATCTAGAGTACCAGACGTGTCATGAAATTTGGGTCAATATTCCTCCTACGTACAAACGGTTTCCAGAGTGGGATGGGACCGTTCCTCCTATTTTTGGATCAAAATTGAAGATTAACAGGGAGTGTGAAGACCTTGGCCCAGGAACCAAGGCGATCGGTCCTGCACCTTTCCTCGACCCGGAGGACCTAATCGTGTACTTGGACGATGATACCAATTATGATCCAAAATTGGTGACTAACCTTTTGAAGTGGTGGAAGGTGGACACTAGGAGTGCATGGGGTCTTTCAGGGTTTCACTTTCAAAACTATTTTGAGAAGCGGTACCCACGGACCCATGGGGTACCCATGGACGTCCTTGAAGGGTACGGTGCTGTGCTCGTCAAGGCGGGGTGGATCCAGAACCTCGTGGACGAGTTCAAGGAGCTTCGGGAGGAGGCCAAGGCGGCCGATGACGTCATACTCTCGAACCTGTTGACCAAACAGGGGGTCCAACTCAAGACGGTCTGTACACCAGACTGTCACATAAACCAGATTCAGCAGCTTCAGTACGGGTTTGGCCAAGACGCGCTTCACCACCAATTCGAGGGCGGTCACCACGAAAATTACCGTAATGTTCTAAAGTCTTTGCAAGATAAGGGAAAGAGTTATTTCAAGTACAAATGCTTGTAGATACGTTTATGTTTTATAACGAGTATGATATCCTTGAACTTCGCCTAGAGGTTCTCGACAGGTACGTAGACCGTTTCGTACTTGTCGAGGCAGAGGTGAATCACGTGGGTGGACCCAAGGATTTATTCTTCCAGAATAATCGGGACCGATACGCCAAGTGGCTTCACAAAATTGAACATATCATCGTGACGGCCGAGGAGTCGCCCAAGGATGAGAACCCGTGGTCGCGCGAAAAGTACCAGCGCGAGTGTATTCTCCGGGGCGTTCAGGATGTTCCTGACGGGTCGATCATCATGGTCAGTGACGTGGATGAGATTCCAGACTTGCGCATCGTACCTTTTGAGAAGTTGCCTCACGTCCTAAACTCGGTCCATATGTGGATGTTCGAGTACTCGTTCGACCACCTGTTTACGGGCGAGCCCTGGTTCGGGACGGTGATCACGACCGCAGAGATCTTCAAACACGTCGGGCCGAACGCCCTCCGAGACGGTCGGTGGAAGTTCCCCGTGATTCAATATGCAGGATGGCACTTGAGCAGTTTCGGGAACGCCGACCACGTGTGTAATAAGATGCACACCTTTGCCCACGCCAAGGATGGACACCATGCGGCTCAGACCCCGCAGACCTTCAAGTTTTACATCGAGCAGGGTATTCACACGGATGGACATACGCCACTCAAGAAGCGGCCAGAGGAGGTTCCTCTACCAGCACCTGTCGAAGTTCTTCGACGTCTAGGGCTGGGTACCTTCCCTTGAACTCCCCCTTGAGCCTGACGAGTCTTTGAACGATATCAAAATCTAAAAATTTGAAAAACCGTCTCTTTTCTGGGAGTGTTTTCTGACCTCTCTCTTCCCTTATTCCCTGACACACGGGCCACGTCGCCTCCCGAAGTTCCGACAATTCCACTTCTAAATTGTCGAGTCTTTGAAAAACAAAGCGCCATTTCTCAGCGTCTGGGCTTTGCCAGCCGCTACTCATTGTCCTAAGAGCAGTCAATAGGTTTAACTATAGACGGACACTCATAGTTGATGCACACTGCCGCCCCGAGGGCAAAGAGGACTCCGAGCCATTGGATCCAGTGACTAAACTTTTCACCAAACACTAAATAGGCTGTCACAGCGCCACCCAACACTATCATAGCTTCCCACATGATACAGGTCCACATCATACTCTGAGACTTGAGCGTCTGCACGAGGAACAGAAGTACTACGAGCCACGCCGCAACACCCAAACCCAAGTGATGATGCTTGCCATTCTCGGCGAACCATTTGAGATGGGCGTTTCCAAAGAGTTCAGCGACTGTCATGAGCAATACGTTCAATACAGTCATCCCTTCCTTGTATTTTCAGAGGAAATATTTTCGTTGGAAACGTCAGATGGTTCCGTACCTTGCTTCGTGGATCTCGTGGATCATGGACTGGTGTAGAGCTCCGAATCGAAAGACCCGGGAAGTCATCATTCGAATTTTACTTGAAAATTCACTCGAATGGAGAGTTGGTCTTTTAAGTCATCAAATAAGGCAATTACAAGCGTGTAGTACATGACGATCCTCTTCATAGGCCCTACTCTTTTGGCAGGTATCGGTCAGGTGACGAAACAGTACTCGACCCTTGTTGAGGACTCGGAGTACGTGGAGATTGGTCAGGTTCCCAAGCAGTCTCGGTACACGCACGGGTTTGCTTTTGTTTTACCTATTGAGCAACAACTTGCAGTTATTGATAAGTACGCAACTATGTGCGACTCGATGATGTATATGACTGTGTGTGAGACCGAGCCCGTCAACCCGGCCTATGGGCTCTTGACCAGGTACAAGACGGTCTGGTGCCCTTCCGAGTTTGCACGAAGCACGCTCGAGCGCCAGTTTCCGTGGGTCGAGTGGAAGCTTCTGAGGCACTACGCGTCTGAGAGGCCGCACAAGTGTCCTATTGAGGCCGATCACGGGAAGCAGCCCCCGTACACATTTTATACCATCGGAAACGTTGCGGATCCACGCAAAAACATAGGGGGACTCATCAACGCCTTTTTGAGTTGCGGGTTCGGGGATCAGGCCCGACTCGTACTCAAGGCGACTTGTGTGCAACCAGTCGAGATCAAGGTGCCCGGAGTCGTTGTTATCAACGGTCTTCTGAGCGACGAGGCACTCGAAAAGATACACGGCTCTTGTCACTGTTATGTCAATTGCTCACACTCCGAGGGGGTCGGAATGGGGGCCGTTGAGGCTGCTTTGCGGTCCAAACCCGTCATAATAACTGATTACGGGGGACTCAAAGAGTACGTGCAGACACCCTGGGTTGTACCGTGTACAAAAGGGCCTATCGGGTTTGACGATTTCTTATTTACAAAGGACCTCGAGTGGGGTCACCCGTCCCAAGATCATCTCGTCGCGGCCCTACGTGACTGTTTTCAAAAGCGCGTCACCTTCTGGGACCACACGCACACGCGGGCTCTGATGACCGAAGTTACTGAACACCTGCCGCGTTTGCTGGGGCTTTGCCCTGATTCACAAGGTTCAGGTTCTTGACCATAGCTTTGGACAGGAGATTCATAGCCATAGTTGCGTTCTGAGCCGCCTTGGCGGTCGCAGCCGCCTGCGCCGCCTTGGCCGCCTCCATAAACTTGTCCCCAACGTTCTTCAGGTTAATCTTGTACATCTTATTGGCTGCATTCTGAAGACCCTGGGCCGACTTGTTCAGGTTGGTATTCATCTTGGCGAGGTTCTGAGACACGTTGGTTCCGGCCTCGGCTTGCATCTGAGCGTTAGCCGCAACGTTCAGGTTTTTCATCGCGTTATTTGCCTGAGTAATTGCCGCGTTGGTCGTGGCCATTTCTTATCAGGTACGGAGATTTAAAACTTTTCGGGGCGAACGGGAGAGTGTGGGGACTCACCGCCGCCAGCCTGCGAGTCGACCCAGTAGTGGGACAGGTACACGGTCAGACCAACGACCATGGAGGACGCAAGCAGGAACCCCTTCTGAGAATTCAAAAACAGGACGACGTCATCAATGACCTGGATGCCTGTGGGTTTCTTTATCAGACGCGGGACGAGGTAGACGAGGAGAAAGTTGACGACCAGAGCGGCCCACAGGTAGTTCCAGTTAAACTCCATATTACACTATTCCGAGGTTTTTATTGAGTGCTTCTTGCAAAAGTCCCCGTGGGTCGACTTGAACCCACACTGTTTCCCCTCGAGCGTCTTGGCTTTGCACCGACACTTGTCCGGGGCTGGTGCCCCCTTTTTCTTCTCGCTATGCATAGACTCATTGGGCTTGATCTTTTCTGTGTACAGCTGGACCTTGTGTCTCTTGGCGCGGAGCTCGAGCATGTGCGCCTTGAAGCGGGCTGCCGAGGCTTCGAACTTGGCAAGGTCCATGTTTGTGTGGAAGAGTTGGAGGCGAGAGAGGCCTGAGCAGGGCAATACACGTTTTTTGGGAGGCCGGGGCGAGGTACTTAAAAAATTGTCACACTTTCTAGTAAGAAAAGGATGCAGATCTTCGTCAAGACACTCACGGGCAAGACGATCACGCTTGAGGTGGAGTCCAGCGACACTATCGCCAATGTCAAGGCGAAGGTTCAAGATAAGGAGGGTATTCCTCCGGACCAGCAGCGTCTGATTTTCGCGGGCAAGCAGCTTGAGGATGATAGAACTATGGCGGACTACAATATCCAAAAAGAGTCGACAATCCACCTCGTTTTGCGCCTTCGTGGCGGGAACTAATTTCCCGTCTAATACTAAAATGCCTTTCACTCTTCAGGACCCTACATCGGGTCTGTTTTGGACTTCTGGAATCTTCGGTCGCGTTCAGCTTGGTACAACCCCGAACGTGTACACGCTCGAGGGCTCTTACATAAAGAACACGGAGACGGGCAACTACGTGAACCACGTGGCTGATCTGCTTCACGAGGGCAGTGAGCCTGAGGAGTTTGTGTTTGGTGAGGATGGTACTATTACGTCTCAGGACAAGGCGGTCACTGCAGGTTCCTTTCTGCACCTCGGGGTTTCCTCCGGAACCCCCTGGGTCAAGGTGGACGAGGCCGAGACGGATGACGTGCCCGTGTCTCGCGCTTCAGCCCTGATTGAGGAGGCTCTGAACGCCTCCAAGAAGTGCGGGTGTGAGTGTGGCTGCGAAGCAGGGTGTGAGGGGTGTGGATGTGAGGGATGCGGGTGCCCCAAGCCCGAGCCGGTGCCCGAGGCTGCCGAGCCCCGGGAAGAAACCGCACCCCAGTAAAGATTTTTCTCGACTAAAAATAGATTATGGGTGTTCGACCTGAAATATGGGGTCCGAACCTTTGGGGAACCCTCCACCTCCTGTGTTTGGCCGGAACCATCACACCCAATTTTGTTCAAGAATTCGCACGTGTCATCCCGTGTCCCATGTGTGCTGGTCACTTTGCAGAGGTTCTGAAAGAGAACCCTTTGCCAGACTCGAATGATTCTCTTGTTTTGTTCCGTTGGTCCGTTCACGTCCATAACCTCGTCAATGCTCGCCTTGGAAAACCCATCGTGACCCCTGAACAGGCTATGGAGCGCTGGACGACGATTAAGACCAAGGATCCAAGCCCTCAATTTGATTTCAAAATTCTTATCATTATTCTTTTGGTGCTTGCTCTAGTTTTTATGTTGCTCAAAAATAAGTGATGGCCGGCGGTCTTTTCCCTGGTCACCCATTCGCACTGAATATCAAGTGCATCATCTTTACAGCGATTCTTGCCGGTGGATATTGGTACTTGCCACACAAGAATCTCTGGGTCCTGGCCTTTCTCATATGGTTTCCCTATATTGCGCTCGCGTGGTACGATTACTCATACAAGTGCCAGGATAAACTCAAGCCGACCCTCGTCCCTTTTGGTCGGTACATTTGGCTTCCGTTCAAACCTCCAGGCTACAAGGCTGAGTTTGATAAGCTCCCTCCTGAGCAGATTCAGGCTATGAATAACCTGGACCACCTGGTTCTATGGACTATACTGGCGGCGGGCACTGCTTATTTTCTTGTGAAAAAGTAGAAAAGAATGGACAGTCCGAGTCCGGCGCCTTCCTCAGTCAGTGATCAGCAGCAGCCTGCAATAAGTGAAACAGCGAACATTGGTATCGGTGTTGGAGGAACAATGTCGGCCTGTTTTCTATTGATTCTTGCAACTACAATTGGCCGACGTATCGACTTGACCAGGAAAGCGCCATCGTGGGCAACGAATGGCTTTGAAAAGATAGCAATCCTTGGAAAGGGTGGACTCATTGCGGCCCTGATTGCCTTGGCGGCGATGAATGGTAACGTTTCGTACGTGGCTCAGAACCCGACCAAGTTTATGCAGGATGCCCTCGCGACCGGTGGGTTCGGTGCGCTGGCCGCCGTGTTCCTGACCCTGACCCGTGGTCGTCGCGACTTATTTTTCAATCACCTTATTTTCGCTTTTATGCTCTTCTTCTTGTACCACGTGTGCCGCGAGTTTGCCGGGTACTTTACCATCTTTGGGTCTGAAAAACCAACGGATAAGATTCAGAAGGAAGAGTCCAAATTTAGCAAGCCCATCTTGATTGCAGGGGGTGTCCTTGCACTTTTGGCAATTATGTTGGCCCTGGTCGCCCGGGCCTCTCCAGACTACACACAGGGTATTTTCAAGAGTCTGGGTCCTTCAATGGCCCTTGGTCTCGAGACGGTCATTTTTGTCGCCATCGTGACGGCCGGTGAAATCATCGTCGCAAAGAACCACGGAGACCCTATCGGTCCCGCAATTGGAACGAGCGCCGTCATTTTCACATTGGCACACCTTGTGTTGCAGGCGGGTGGGTTCTACGATCACCTGTACAAGACAGCGCACGTCGTTGCCAACTCGGTTGAGAACGCCGCGAAGAACGTAAAAGCCAACAAGCTCAACTAAAGACACTAAGCGCAGTTTAGTAAATGCAATATGAGCGTCTGTCCCATGTGGAACACATCCTTAAGCGGCCAGACACTTACGTGGGATCCCTACAACCCGAGTCCTCCACTCAGTGGACCCGCGTTGCCGAACATTTTGAACCTTCTGTATGTGTGGTATCTCCTGGGTTGGTGAAGATCTTTGATGAAGTTCTTGTCAACGCCATCGACCAGTACTCTCTGCACCAGAAGAAGCTCTCCCAGATTCTGATCGATGCGTGTGATAACACAATTTCGATCGAAAATTGGGGAGTCGCCATTCCGATCAAGAAGCATGAGCGCGAGCGTGACGCTCAAGGTGCGCCTCTCTGGATCCCCGAACTCATCTTTGGACACCTCTTGACAAGTTCAAACTATAATGACGATGAGCAACGGGTCACAGGTGGGCGAAACGGGTACGGTGCGAAACTTGCGAACGTATTTTCCACAAAGTTCTGGATCGTGATTAGCGATGGAAAGAAGACGTACCGCCAGATGTGGCACGACAACATGAGTCGGTGTGACCCACCTATGATTGAGAATACGTCCGAGGGTGTCTATGTTCGGGTCGGTTTCACGTCTGATATCAAGAGGTTCGGCGGACATGGTGACTTTTTCAAGGTGGCTGAGAAGCGTGCATGGGACGCAGCCTTTTTGTGTCCCAAGGCCAAGGTCTATTTTAATTCAAAATTGATCCAAGTCTCGGACCTTGAGGACTATGCCAAGATGCATGGTCTCACAGCCTATGGGTCTACGAGTCTGAAGTTGACAGAGGTTTGGCTCGATGTTGTTATCGGTCATTCCACTTCGGGGGGTTTTCAACAGTGCTCGTGGGTCAACGGGATTGCGACGACCAAGGGTGGGACACACGTGGACAGGGTCGTTCAAGCACTTGTGAGTGATATCCAAAAGGACAAGCGGTGTGCGACCCTGAAGCCGGCCCAAATCAAGTCGTCCCTTTTCGTCTTTGTCAAGGGGGTCATCATCAACCCAACTTTCAGCAGTCAGACCAAGGCGGAGTGTACTTCAAAGATTTCCGATACACCCAATTTTCCACCAAAATTCATCAAGGATGTCTTCGCCTCGGGTGTGTTGGACGACTTGGTCTCCAAGGGCCTGGCCGTGGTCGACAAGGAACTCAAAAAGACAGATGGGGCCAAAAAGGCTCGTATTACAGGCGTTCCTAAGCTCGACGACGCCAACTGGGCCGGAACACACAGGAGCCACGAGTGTACGCTTATCATTACGGAGGGTGACTCGGCGAAAGCCCTTGCTATTGCAGGCTTGAGCGTTGTAGGCCGCAATGCGTTCGGCGTGTTTCCACTCCGGGGTAAGCCTCGCAATGTTCGGGATGCTTCGGTAAAGCAAGTGACTGATAACGAAGAATTCAGCAATTTGAAAAAGATCCTCGGGCTCCAACATGGCAAGGTCTATAACTCCCTGAGAGATTTACGGTACGGTCGACTTATGATTATGACGGACGCTGACTTGGACGGGAGTCATATCAAGGGCCTGGTCCTGAACATGTTCCACGTATATTGGCCCAAGCTGATTGAGTTGGGATTCATCGTGAGTATGGTGACGCCCGTGATCAAGGCAGGGAAGACCTGGTTCTTCACGGAGGACGCCTTCCGTGAGGCACAGGCACAGAGGTCCGGTGGACTCCCGGGTCCGGTCAAGTACTATAAGGGTCTAGGTACGTCTACGAGCGCCGAGGCGAAGGAGTACTTCAAACAGATTGAAAAGCTGACTGTGGCTTTCGGGGCGGACAAGGATATGAATGAGTCTATGATGCTCGCCTTTGCCAAGGCTCTGAGTGATGACCGCAAGGAGTGGCTCACGAAACACATGGCGACCCCACCTCCCGGTGTGCCCTATGGCCAAGTCGCCAAGCTGTCTGTATCTGATTTCGTTCACCGCGACCTTGCGAACTTTAGTGCCGAGGACATCAAGCGAAGCATCCCACACGTGGCGGACGGTCTCAAGCCTAGTCAGCGCAAGGTGATCTACGCGTGCCTCAAGAAGGGGCTCACACAAGACATGAAGGTGGCGCAGCTGGCAGGTTACGTGGCCGAGCAGACTGCGTACCATCACGGGGAGGCGAGCCTCCAAGGGACGATAGTGAACTTGGCCCAGAACTTTGTGGGTGCAAATAACCTGAACCTTTTGGAACCTTCGGGACAGTTTGGGACACGGCTGGCAGGTGGGAAGGACGCTGCGAGTTCCAGGTACATCTTCACGCGTCTGAGTCCTGTGACAAAACGCATCTTCCATCCAGCCGATAACGCCGTCCTGAAATACGTGGTGGACGATGGTCAACAGGTCGAGCCCGAGTTTTACGTGCCCGTACTCCCTATGATCCTCGTGAACGGTGCCGAGGGTATCGGGACGGGGTTCAGCTGTTACGTGCCCCCCTACGACGTAGATGTCCTGAAACACAATATCCAGTGTGCCTTGGACCAGGTGGCGATGGCACCGATGGTCCCACACTTCAAGGGGTTCCGCGGCCGGGTTACGAAGACTAAGGACCATACCTGGGCCCTGGAGGGTCTCGTGGAGCGCGAGGGGTCCCAGTTCCACGTCACGGAGCTCCCACCAGGTAAGTGGATCCAGGACTTCAAGGAACACTTGGACGATCTGGTCGAAAAGGGAACGATCCAAAAGTACGAGAATCACTCTACAGAGACCCAACCAGACTTTCGGATATGGGGTGCCTCCTTCGAGGACCCTGTCAAAGAGCTCGGACTCAACAAGACGATCCACACGAGCAACATGTACCTCATTGGCCCCAACGGCGCCGTCAAGAAATACAATAGCCCTGAAGAGATACTGGTTGACTACGTCGAGATTCGGCTCGGGGTGTACAAGAAACGCAAGGCGTGGCTGCTCAAGGAATTTGATTCTGAAATTGAGTGGCTCAGTGAAAAGGCTCGATTCATCACGGGAGTGATCAACGGAGGCCTCAAGGTCCTGAACGTCCCCTTGGCCCAAGTCCAAGCCCAACTTGCCAAGGCGCAATTTAAGGATGAAATTTGGGAGAAACTCATGGATATCAAGACGTACCAGTACGTGGCGGAGGAGGTCAAGCGGCTCCAGGACTTGGTCGCGAAGCGCAAGGCCGAGCGGGACACACTCAAGGCGACGAGTGTGATTCAACTGTGGAAGAATAATCTGAGCGAGTTGTAGAAAGGGGAATGCAGAAAGCATTCCAAAATGTACTTTCACTTGAAAAACGCGCACAAGCTTCTATATTTGGTCTATTCAATAAAACTGTAGGCCCTGCTCCGGCGCCAAGTCCAACACCCGGACCTGCGAACGCACCCACACCCCAAGAAACACCCGTGGCCCTTGCACCCATAGACGTGAACGGATTTTATAAAGTTACAGGTCCGACACAGATTACTTTTTATGTAACATCCGATCGTCCAGCGGTGCCCATAAGCGCTGGATGGACTGGCGACGGGTTCACGGGAATTTTGGGTCAAATTCAGATTACAGGGGCTTCACTCACACCCGGACCCGGGTACAACTGGTCTTTTAATCTTCAGACGGATACGGACCAAAACATAGAGGGCATACAACAGGCCACGGGTGCTATTCTTTATCCACCGAACCAGCTTCAGTACTCAAACAAGAAAACAAAGATGCCCATCTACGGCTATTACGACACTAAACAGGGCATGACGACGTTTTACTTTACGGCCCCACCTCCTCCCCAAACGACTGCCGGGTGGCTTGTGACCGGTCTCCCTACGATAAAAGTGCCTATGCGCGTGACGTCTTACTCACAGAACATAGCCCAGGTGAATGCCCCAATTATGAATCAGATTATACATTACACAAACTTGGCAACACTCGAGTCCGTTGATGGAAGCGCCATCCCGAACAATTCAAACCAGATTTTTGTGAACGGTGTTCCGGCTATGATTCAAGAGCCTTTGTTTACAAACACTTTCATTCCCGGAAAGTTCACGAGTTATGTGCCACCCGAGACAACGAGTGGAATACCGAACGTACAGGTCCAGCTCAACTCGAACGTGCACGCTGGGACATACCCGGTGCTTCGGGATCTCAACACAGATGTTGAATGGGAAAACGTTCTTTCAGATGGTCGGTTGTTTCCTGAAAACAAGTACATTGAAGAGAAAAACAAGGGCTTCAGTTCTGGGTCTATCCTTGCGCTTCAAGCGATCGGACCTCAGGAAAAGTACCTTTTGACGGACGATATGAGCAAGTCTCAGTGGAACCCCGAGTTCAAGCGGTACTCGAACTTTGTCATGTACCAGCGTGTGTACCCTTTCCCGCCTCCAAACCCTTTTTATCAGGGGTCCGTCATTCAGATTGAGCTGCGGCCTACAGAGTTGGGCCATCTCCTGTCGAACATGTACCTCTCGGTGACTCTGCCGGCCCTTCCGGGAAGCAACAGTTACACGCCAAACGTCGGTCGGGCTCTTTTACAACAAGTTGACCTCCTCGTGAATGAGACAATCGTCGAGACTTTGTACGATGATTGGTACGTTATTCGGGACCAAATGTTCTTGGACGCGGATGAGCAGCTCGGTATTCAGACAGCCCTGAACGTGTCGAATGCCCAAGTCGGTGGGACAATTACCATTCCTCTCGAGTTTTTCTTTTGCCGTCGCCATTCGCATAACAATAAAGGACGTGAGCGTCTTCGGAGACCGTACCTTCCGACGTGTGCCATGTGGGCCCAGCGTTTGTATGTGCGCTTCACGTTCCGCCCAAACACGTGGTGGGCGAGTCTTCCGGCCAACACAAAGTACGACGTGTACCCAACAGGGACAACTTTGTGGCCGAATCTCATCACTGAAGAGATTTTACTCGAAAATCCAGAGAAGCTGTACTATCAAAACACACCTCTCAAGTACATTGTAAATCGCGTCCAAAAGGAGTCGACCCTTTCATTCACGAGCGCAAATCCTATTCTTCAGTTGACGGCCAACTACCCTGTTCAGGTTTTGGCGTGGTTTTTCCGCAACAAAAGTTTTGAAAATATAACAGACGGTCGGTACTATGCGTCTCGGTACAGCTACGGGTACTCGACCCAGTACATTCAGACGGGTATTCAGCTCCAGTTCCCTTCGGGAAATGCCAACTTTGTGGACGTGATTAATAACGCCAAGATCACCTTGAATAATGTGGACATCCTGAGTACGTTTCAGGGGTCTCTGTACTACTCATTTAAACAGCCTCTCGAACACTACCTTTCTATACCTTCAAAGAACATCTATACGTACTCTTTCGGGTTGACGCCGAAAGAGTACAATCAGGGTGGGTACTTGAATTTTGCAAAGTTAAACTCACAAACGACATATATACAACTGAATTTCAACCAAGCCTATACAAACCAGATCACGTCTGGATACAATCTGTACATGTTTTATTATGGATATACTCTTCTTCAATTTCAGGGCGGGTTTGCTTCCCTTCCGTTTCTGTAAGCTTTCGGAGAGCCTCCACAATTCCGTTCGATATGGCCCACCGCAAAAAGTTCAGTTGGGCACACGTCGTTGTCAGACCCTGAAAGTCTATACGCTCGGTACGACAAAACGGATCAAAAAGTTTTTTACTGTACCCGTCCAAACTGGACTTGTATGCGACGTGTACCGTAAAGACCTTACCGTTCGGGGCCGTAAAAGACACATGGTTTGCCTTGGAATAATTCGTTACAAACCATTCGAGTTTGCGGAGAGACGGACCCTTTCCGTGACCGAGAATGTCATGGAGCTGTTTACTATTCTCCGGAACCTCAAAAAACTTGGTCAAACTTGAAAGTAAAAGATCACTTTTGCTTCCCATTAATCAATTTTAAGTTGGAAATCTCTAAGTGCGTGTCCCCGCTCGCAAACAAGGATCAGAACACTACGTGTTCCTCAGTCCCAAGGCGCCGGTGCTGTTTCCTCTTTCTTTTCGGTAGGAGGTTTGTATTCCGGACACTGACACTGGTGAAAACCGCAGTACCCATTCTCCTTGGGCTTTTTGAGGCACCTTTGCTTGCTTTTCAAAATACCTTTACAGAAGTTGCCTTCGACCCGCACCGTATCTTTGATGAGTCGCTCGATAGGAATCTCGTAAAGACGAGAAACCTCCTCGAGGACGGCCCGGGACCTGAGATTGACGCGACGAGTCACCTCGTCCTCTATGTTCTGAAGAATCTGTTGTTGATAGGCGGCCTCTTCCATACCTACTATACGTTTGGAGCTTTTAAGGGCTTTGAGAACCGGGCCAGGAAGGCTTTCCGCGCCTCCACCTCGGCGGAACTCGACGTCTTGACCATAAACTTTTTGTCAAAGATCAGATCGGCGCTGACCAGGGGTTCAAGCAAGTCCTGTACGGGCTTTTTGAACTGGTTTGTGAAATAGTACTGGTAGTCAAGCGGGACTTTGTTGTCTCGGGCCCATACGGGGTCCTCGGCCTTTTCAAACATCTTGCCGTCACCCTTGATGATCACAAAGGACACGCGGTCGCCCTGTTGCGGTTCGGAGCCGGGCGCGCGGGCTCGCATCTTGTCCCGGACCGTGACGTGGGGCTGGGGTACCTTGTAGTCTGCCGCGAGCTGCTTACTCATCAAGAGCTTGTCTGTAGGCACGTCACCAGCCATGAGCTTCCGGGCCGCGTCACGCGCAAACTCGATAACGGGTGTCGGGTCGCTCGACTCGAGCACCATATCCAAGAGCGACTTGAGGGTCTCACGCACGTACGGACACGAGTCTCTTCGGACCACTTGGAGGCCCTTGACGTCAATCTTTTTGAAAACGACCGCGTCCCCCTTTTTCTCGAACATCTTTGCCGCGTACCGTTTCTTGCTGTACAGAAAGTACGGACAATAAACCTTCTCAAGCTCAAGGTCGTTTGGTGCCTTGAAAAGCTTCGTACACTGGTCGGCTGCCTGTTCACCCAGTTGCCATGAGTAGTCGATAGCCTCTTGACCTTTGCGCCCCTGAACATCAAACTCAACCATCACGGAGTCCGTGTCCCCGTACCGAACCTTTGCACCCGGAAAGTTCGCCTCCACGTAATTCTTGGTCGTTTCGATCATCTGGCGACCACGCATAGTCACGGTCGAGGCGATAGCCACCAGAGGCAACATACCCTTCGAAGCACCCGTGAACCCGTAGATGGAATTCATACTGACCTTGTACGCAAGCTGTTGACCGTTATAGATAGCCTCCATAGGCGTTCCTTCGTGTTGGGCCATTAGTTTCTTGGCTTTTTTACGAAAGGCTTTGAGGTCTGTCAAGATGACCGGAAGGAGGGAAGGAACGTTTTGGGCGAACTTGTGTGGCCCGTACGTCTCGTACTCTACGCCTGGCAAGTTGTCGTACTTGGGGTCCATCACAAGGGTCGAATAACACAGGTTGTGTGCACACATGATGGACGGGTACAGAGACGCAAAGTCCAAGGCTGTGATTGGTCCGTAGTACGCCCCCGTCTGGGCTTCAAGCACGGTTGCACCTTGATAGCCGTCTTCATCACCTCCAGAAGTAAACGCGTCTCGTTTGAAAGTAGGAATAATGAATCCGAGTTCCCGAGCTTTCTTGGCCATTTGGCTAAACACCTTGATTTGTTGACCCCGTTCGCTAAGAAATGACAAGGGAACCCAACAGGCTTTTGCCATCTCAATCTGGTTCTGGATCTGACACAGTTTGTCCAAAAGCTTGTGCGGCAGAACGGTATCCTGGATACAATACGCGGCAACCTCGCCGAGCCGCTCAGGATCACCCTCGGCGTACCTCCCGAAGATTTCCTTGACGGGCATGTCATTCTTTTGGTCCTTGAGGAAGTGCTTTGACACGTTGTTCAAGGAATAAGACTCGAGCTTGTGTTCGCGCTTAACATCCTGGAACAAGTCAAAGACGTACCGACCCTTCATAGGGGTCATTTTGAGCAGGTTGTTGCCTAGCGCCGAACTCGAAAGGTTCTTTTCAACAACCTTTTCGACCGGGTCATCTTTGACACGGCCCCATACGGTACTTGCACC